TTGGAAATAAACAAAATGAATGGGGTATTTCATAGATTATATTATGCACTTACAGAATACAAAAGGAAAGGAGAAACAACATTAATTTTAGGAGCAGGTTGTTCTCTTTCCTCTACAATAAAGGATGTTTCAACAATAGGTATAATGAAAGAATCATTGTACGAACATAATATTGCAATTGATGATGAAAAGAATTGGGAAGATATATATAGTAATTTTATTAATGTTGTGTGGAGTGGTAAAACTGAAAGGGAACAAAGAGAATTATTGAACAAAAGATTTGAAGGTATGACACCAACTAATGCTCATAAATGCCTTAAGAATCTTATTGAAGCAGGGTATATAAATAACATTATAACCACAAACTTTGATTTGTTAATTGAAACAGTCTGTGAAGATATGTCTTATTTAAAGCGTACTGGAGAAATGGGTTATTCTAAACATGGTAACGCTGAACCAAAATTTAATTTATTAAAAGTACATGGAGATTTAGATTCAGGAATATTAAGGTTTTCTCCTGCCGAATTAATGAAGTTATCTCCGGATTTGTCAAATGATATAAATAAAAAAACTCTGGGATTAACTATATTTATAGGATATAGAGGACAAGATGTAGGTTTAATGAATTCGATAAATTGTAATTCCTCATCATCAATGTTTTGGATTGATATTTCAGGACCATATAATCAGAATTCTTATGAAGCACAAAAAATTATTAATTTATTATCAGCACGAGAATCTTTAGAAAATGTTCTCAGCGGTAAAAAGTTTGGAGATTTCAACAACATATTACCGGAATTAAATTCTATCTTGGTTTTAAAAAATCATAAAAGCATTATTAATGCACAAAAGAAACACTTAATCAGCGAGTGGCAAGATACATCAATATTAGATGTTTTATCAATTAATTCAAGATTTTATGATTTATTTTTAGGTATTTTATATTGCTCAAAAATAATTAGTGATTCACATCAATGTGATGTTCAGTTGTATTCTTCTTGTTTACAAGCATATTTATATGTTTTCAAGAAGAAGTTATTGCCTTCAAAGTTGGTTAATATACCTAATAATGAAGTTGACGCACTGATACTTGGAGTTGCGTTTGAAATAGTTATAAGAGCTTTTTGCTTAAACATAACAACTTTGGATTATGCAAATAAGTTAAATGATACCTTTATTAAAGAAATAGATAGCAACATACTATTTGATTCAACTTTTTGGGATATAATAAAAGACATAATTTCGTTAAAAGAATCGAGTGTGATAAATCAAATAAAGTTAAATTTTAAAAATGAACATTTAAAAATTGAATCAATAAATATACCATTTACTGATTTAAGTAATGTAATGAGGATAATTAAAATCTTATCTGCTGTTACTTTTCCTTACACAAAAAATGTCAAATATAAAGTATTTTATGGAAAAGAAGAATCATTGAGATGCTTTAATAATAAAATACATATAGACCTTGGCGAAATCGAAACAGATGAAAAAAGCTTCATTAATGATTCTTTAGTAAAGGGACTGCCATTTTACCAAACTTGTATAGTTGATAATCAAGTAAATATAATTTCAAAATGGCTTGATATAAAATTCAGCGTGAAGGATGATGATTTTATTAGCAAAGATTCAATATATATTTTCTGTTTGAAGCAATGTGATAAAACGACAAAAGAGTTTTTAAATCTAAATAATATATGTAACCAAAAGTATATAGAGCTGAGACTAGACAACGATATTAATGATTTTATATTCTCTGATAAAACGGCTATATTTATTACTGGGTCAAGCGGCTCAGGAAAAACATCAGCTGTCAGAAACTTTATGCTTAAAAATAAAGAATTACATTTTTCAATAGTTTCTTCAAAAGTCAACCAAACCGATTATTTGAATTTATCTGCTTTTTTGGGAATTGAAATTGACGCGAGTGAGGAAGAATCAGTAATTAATACCTTAAATAAAGCATTAAAAATAAATAACTCAAGAATCATTTTAATAATTGATGGAATAAATGAACTGAATTTTGAATTCCAAAAACAGTATTATTTAAAAATCAATGATCTTGCCAGAAAAATATATAACCTCAAATGTAATAATATAAAAATAATTGTTACCTGTAGAGAACATGCATATTTACAGTATAAAGATACAACAGGAGTAAATTTAAATTACTTATATTTCTATAGGAATGATAAATCGGAATTCGGAATAGTTCAGAATCAAGATGCAAACTATAAAGTAAAACCGTTTAATGATAATGAATTTAGCGCATTACTAAAATGTTATTTTTCAGATGACAAAATAATAGATGCTATTAAGAATATCAAAATACAAAATATGACTCCTTTTTATTTTGCAATAATTGACGAGTATTTACAAACTTATAGTATCGAAAGTTTAGATTTCAATAACAACAATTTGCTTTTTGAGGTTCTTTCAAAAACAATGTTTGGAAGATTAACAAAAACAAATCAATTATTTGCCAAAAGAATTATTTTTACATATTTTGATTTGATTATTAATTGCAATTTATTATATGTAACAAAATATATGATAGAAAACGCATTATTATCAGACGGTAATATGAATGAATCCGCTTATTATATTGATGTGTTTAATGCTCTTGTTGATGTAAATATACTTGCAACAGATTTTTCCAAACATAATAATATTAAATTTAGTCATGATAAGATTGAAGAATTCTTTTTTGAAAAATACCTTGAAGAATACATTGTTATTAATAACGAAACACTTGAAAAAGTATTACATTTATGTAAAATAAATCTTATTTACAAAGAAGGATTCGTACAATTCCTGATAAACGAAGCAAACGAGAATCTTGGAGTGTTCAAAAAAATTTTAACTGATAATTATTCCGGTAATATGGACATTTTGCCCAAGCTGACTATCGAAGCGGTTTCGCACTTTAACAACTTGGAATCTGATTTAAAATACCTTTTACATGACAGAGATTATAATGATAGCAAAGCTTTAATCAATATAATTATTTCCGGCATGGAAGAAAGCTTAATATCATATTTTTTATATACATACGATTTAATAAACATTATCGATATAATATTATGCATTCGAAGCAAAGTAATTGATAACGATGTTAAATCATATATGTATTATTTTAAGTCAAGATTACTTTATTTTAATAATGATTATGATGGGGCACTTGAATATACGGATAAATCAATAAGCACAATTAATCCTAATAATCTTTCGTTTTCCACAAATCTTAATATGAATAAAGCTGTTATTCTAATGGAAATAGGACACAGTAGTGATAGCATCACTATTTTGCAATCCGAATTTGATAAATATAATAAAGACTATGATATAAGAAATAAAATAAGAATTGGAATTGAATTGGGAAGGGTGCTTAATCATAATGGAAAGATTAAGGAACCATTAGAGCTTTATGATGAACTTCTAACGTATAAAGAACAAATAACCGAACCATATATACTTGCAAGAATTTGTGAACAAAAAGGAAACAGCCTCAATAAAATAATGTTTGAAAAATTGCATTATGGGTTTGTTTCAATCAGCAATATTGAGAAAGACTGCTTGATTGACGTGAAAAAGTTATTTAGTGAGGCAATAAATCTTTATGAAGACGCAATGAATTTACTTATTAAGGAAAATGAGGTGTTTTGTTATAGTGGAGTTGTACCCGAAAAGATTAATACTTATGTAAGTTACTCTATGTCTGTTAACGAAATAGGTATGGATGAGTGTAAAACTCTGATAAAAAAAGTTGATAAACTTTTTGAAGACATTACAACACCATACAAAACAGATTTTAATTTAGCCAAAGCTTATTATTATGAGTATTTGGGAAATATTGATAAAGCCATGGAATGTATGGAGTGCGCTCTTGAAAACTCGCTAGATCTAAAAAATCAGAACAAAGAGGCAAAATGCAATCTGTTTTATGCACAATTTGCATATAGGAGAATATTAAAATTGCAGCAAAATAAAAATGAAATGGCAAAGTGGAAGTCATTGGGATTAGAGTGTATTGATAAAGCTTTAAGGTATTATATGCATTATACCATTAATAACGATAATTATAATATAAGGCTTTGCAATAATTTGACAGCACTATTTAATGATTTGATTTGACTTATCTTGGAACATTATCCGGGGCAGATTTAAAATTAAAATTGCTTCCCTTAATATATTCTTTATCAAATTCCTCTTTTATCTTTAAAATCTCTTTTGCTATTTTCCCGGCAATTTTTCCGTTAATATTCATTGTCATAGGTAAAAGCGAAATAATAGTAATTATATTACCTTCAAAGTTGTATTTAGGTAAATAACGAACGCAAATATTAACAGCGCCATTTCTTTTTAAATATTCAGTAAATTGATATATATATTCATTATTTTCGTTTAGCAAATCTTCTGAATTTATTATATCGGAGAATTTATAGCATCTTAATTCAGGCGATTGTAACCATATCAAAGTTGCAAAACCGTATGTATCATATTTTCTCAAAACAATTATTTTTTCTTTTTCGAAAGTGTCAGACAACGTTTCTGCTACCTTCAACATATTAGCAATGTAGGATTGAAAACCTGATATACCAACACTTTGCAAAACATTCCAGGCAGAGATTATGCCGGTTGTACAACGAGAATTTGTAAATGTATGATAACATGAATCTTTTCTGATTTCGCCATTCTTACTATTTATACTAAACAATTCATTTCCGTTTTTGGCTATAAACAAGCTCGTGGCATAAGGTGAAAACCCGCCTTTATGAAAATCAAATCCAAAACCATCAGCAAGTTTTGCATTTATTAAGACATCTGAAATGTGTTTTATTCTATTTTTTAAAGAACTCTCTAACTTTAACGGATTTATATGATAATTATATGACTTAAAGAAAAGCCAAGGCCAGCATACAACCATATCATAATAGATATATGGGGAATATGATAAGTTATATTTTTTAACATAAGAAGTGATTATACTATTCACAGTATTAATGTTTTCAACTGCTGAGTGCATTGTGTTTCCTCCCGAAACAATAACACATGCGATTGGGATATTCTTTTCAATGCATGTTGATATACATTTCTCAAATTCGCCATAATCCATTTCCTGAGAAGCTGTCAATGGAATGCGAATACAATCTTCTATACCTAATTGATAGCAAACATCTTCAATGGAAAAATGATTGGCACATGAGGTTATAACTATAGGAGAATTTTTAGACTTAAATTCTCTTTGGCATCGGTTTAATCCACATTTCACAGCATATGTAATACATATTTTTCCACCTGATGTAAAAACACCTGCTGATTTTGACGAATCAATATCAAGTAAGTTGGATAACTGCCTAATAATTTGTTTTTCCATTTTAAGATATCCAGCTGATGTCCTGTCTATCATGCCGTTAGGATTATAAATATTTGTTATTGTTGATGCAGCTACTGTATTCATCATTGTTGGTGGGCATATATTATAAAAAGAAAGCGGTGAATTCCATCTTATTTGCCCGTTAAGTATTTGCAATGATTCCCTTAATACATCGTTTGGGTTTCTTGGTGCCTGAGGGATTTCCTCAAAAGAAGACAGATACATATCATAATCAAAATCGATATCGCCTAAACAATATGAATTAATTTTACATTTTGGTGTGTTTTCAATATGCTCTTCAATCATTTTTATGAATTCATACTTATTGCTGTCATCTGCATTTAAAAAGCTATATTTTAAGTCATTACAAATATCATTATAATCAAAATCAATCCCACACTTTTGTTTGATTTTTAGTGGTAAAATTAACAAAACTATGTTGTGTGACAGTTTTTTAGACAATTCACATATGATATTTGAGTCAATACAATTTTTGAAAGAAGAAACTAGAATATATAAATTAATAATGTCTTTAGTGTCTAATCTATAGTTTAAATGCATTACATTTGTTATTTCTTTGTTTGTTAATTTATCAGAATTGATACTTAACAGAAAATATTGATCCCCTCTTTTTGCAAACTTAAAGCCTGCAAAATCTTTAAATTTATATTTACTAAATAATTTTATGGATATTTCTTTAAGATATGCTAATTCATCAGCAGTTGAATCAGATGATGCAAAAATAAAATTAGGAATATTTCCGATTAATACAGTATCAAATAATTTAACAAATGAATAATTTTTATATATTATTAATTCATCAATTTTGTCAGAGAAAAGAGTATCAATAATTTTATTTAATTCATTGATTGAGTTTAATAAATAATTCACTTCAGAATCACTTTCTATAAAAATCGGAAAATCTGTTTTAGAAAGGGATTGGATGTTTTTATAGTAATTATATTTTGTCCAAATCTCACTCGGCAAACGAAGTTCCGTTTGCATAATGAAAGCAGGTTTTTCATTTACAAGCAAATACTTAAGATAATTATTACCAAAATACTTCAGCCCATAGGAATCTAATACTTTTAATATATTATAAGTATTATTGCCTTTATTAATTGCTTGTAATGGGATAATACAGTCAAAATCTGTTTTTAGAATTGTTTCCTCTAATATTCTTTTACTTGGTGAATTCAAAACTATATATTCAATACCTACGGTATTATCCATTTCAATTTTAGCATTATTTGAGATAATCAATACTTTATACTTCACAATTATCTTTTCCCCTTTCAGCCATAATTAATAGTTATCCTTCATTTGTCGGAGATGTGTAGGGAGAGAGGAAAAATTATTGTATTAAATTAAAAAAACACAATCATAGCGATTATGGTGAAGATTAACCAAAATCTCATAATCATGTAAAGTGTGATATGAGATTCGTTATAAATATGTTTTTATTTTTTAAAGGAGATTGTTTTATGGCGTTTTTCTTTTCTAACAATTTTGCAGAAAGCCCAATTATTAAAAAAGCATTTGAAATTTTATGTATTAATAAACTCAAAAAGGATTACTATTGTGATATGTCTGAGTATATATTTGCAAGAATAAATAAAAATGAGATTTACACTTCTTTGTCTGCGATGGAATCACCTTTTACCTATCTTTATAAGAATTCCTTTCCAAAATTAGATGTTGCAAACAAATACTGGAGTTCTTTTTTAGAAAACAATTCAGATTATTATAATAATAAAATAGAATTAAATGCTATTGAAGCAAAAGCAATAGTTTATTGGATTTATAGAATTTATAGTAAGGCTGAAGAACGAATAGCGGCTACAAAAGAAATGTTAAGAGAACTTAGCCGTTCTTTTGAATTAGATAAATTGTCATTTGCTCAAGCTATTATATACATAAAATCCAAAGTAGAGATTAATCTAATAACTTCATTTGATAAAGCAAATAAAATAATACAAGCAATTGGAAAATCTGGAAGCAGTATATATTATAGAGGTCACTCTGATGTGAATTATGTTTTACTTCCTTCGGTAATGCGTTTAAATAGTTGGTATGAGCATGAATGTGATCTATACAATGAAACCGTAATAGAGTGTCCGGATTCGTTTGCAAATTGCGTTACCCATCTTGATTATTTGGTAGAAATGCAACACTATGGATTACCCACAAGACTTTTAGATATTACCAAAAATCCTTTGGTGGCACTTTATTTTGCTTGTTGCGATAATTTTAATAGCCAAGGTGAATTGATTGTTTTTGATGTGAAAACGGATGAAATTAAGTACCCAAAAAGCGATACGGTTTCGATATTAGCTAGTTTACCATTATTTAAATCCAATATGAAGAAGAATCTGCTCACATGGGCACAAGATAAAACTCTTCATGAAAATGATTTTAACCGTAAAGCAATTAGACTTCTTCATGAAGTAAAGTTGGAAAAGCCTGCATTTAGAGATGAGATAGTAAAAGATGATATTTTAAGCTGCTTTTTTGTCCTTGCTGAGAAAAAGAATGATAGAATTGTTAAGCAAGACGGTGCTTTTATAATCTGTGGGTTGTTTGATTTAACAGATAATGTAGTCAATAAATACAGATACAAAGAACATACTAAAATTCAAATTTATATAATAGATAAAAAAGCTAAAAAGGGAATTTTAAAACAGCTGGACAAGTTTTCGATTAACAGGGGTCAATTGTTTCCTGAAATTTCAGATGTGACAGAACATATAAAAGAAAAATATAAATAGTCTATCTAATATTTAATGATTATTCTACTATATAAGCTGATTATGTATAACATATTTTTTGTTAAAAGTGTTATAGAAAGAGGGAGTGCTAAATGTATTTACATTCACTGAGAATTCAGGGCTTTAGAAAGCATTATGATACTACAATTGTTTTTTCTGATTCTACATTTTTAATCGGTGAAAACAATGTTGGTAAAAGTAGTATTTTGTATGCTCTTGATTATTTGCTAAATAATAAACCAAAAGTAAATCTAAATGAGTATTTTTCGTGCATCACTGCTGAAGGAGAGAATAAACGGATTGCTGATGAGATTATTTTGACGGCAGAATTCTGTGATTTACCTATTGAAGCAAAGTTATGGAGGGGATTTAAGGGTAGAGTAATACCATCTACTGATAATGTTGCTGGTAAAACAGGGCTGAGTTTTATTTACAGGAAAACTTTCAAATTTGGATCATCTGCAGCAAAAATTGAAACCAAAGAATTTAAAAGGGAAATTAAAACTAATTTTGAGGCATGTAATACTGTACAAGATTATTTAGATAATGGTTTAAATGAGGATAGTCTACCAGATAAAATAAAACAATTAGATAAGAATAAAAAGTTGACAGCTAAAGAAAAAAGGTTATTTGATACAGTAGATGAAATATATGAATTTGATGAATCGGAAGAAGTATGGGTAGAAAATCCAGGTGGTATTCCTCAGAATGTAATGAGTAAATTGCCCAAATATTTGCTTATACCGGCACAAGATAAGGAGGATGAGATAACAGGATCATCTGGAACACTTCAAAAGACATTAAATGAATTGTTTTCTGAAATAAGAGAATCTTCAGAGAATTATAAAGAAGCTCAAAAATATCTAGATAAGCTTAGTAAAGAATTAGATCCCGAAGATTCTAGTACTGAAATTTCTAAAATGATTGTAGAACTTAATGATATTGTATCAGAAATTTTTCCTGGAACAGGAATTACAACATCAGCTAATTTAAGCGATGCTGATAATGTGATAAAGCCAACTTTTGGAATAGAAATGAATAGTAATATAGCGACACCTGCCAATTTACAGGGAACAGGACTTATCAGATCTACAGTGTTTGCATTATTAAGATATAAAAGTTTAAGAGATAATCGAAAAAATAATAATGAAACAAGACCTTTAATTATTGGTTTTGAAGAACCTGAAATTTATTTGCATCCAAATGCGATTAATAAAATGAGAGACACTATATATAATTTGGCTGAAAGTGCTAATAATCAAATCGTCTGTACAACGCATTCACCATATATGATTGATATTAGCAAAAAACCATCTCAAGTACTCAATAGTTTATGGACTACTATAAACGATGATATGTTGGAAGATGGAAAAGCTGAAGTAGTTGAATCTATGCCGTTTAATGTTACGGATGAATTTATAAATCTTCAAGAAGATTCAAAAGAGTACATAAAAATGATTTTAAAAATTGATGAGTCAATTGCTAGATGCTTTTTTGTTAAAAAGGTTTTGGTTGTAGAAGGTGATACTGAACAAGTGGTCTTGACTGAAACAATAAACAGAATGCCATATGATCTAAAGAATCAAATATTATCTGATTGGCATATTGTAAGAGCTCGTGGCAAAGCTGTAATTATTCCTTTAGTTAAATATTTAAAAGCGATGGCAATAGATGTTTACGTTATACATGATGGTGACTTTGAAACTGATGGTGCAGAACGTTTTAATGAACCTATAAGAAATGCCTTAAATGATGATGATAAATTAGTTGTGTTACAAAATTGTATCGAGGACGTTTTAGGATATAGTGCTCCAAAATCTAATAAACCATTTGTAGCATATAAATATATACAAGATAATTGGACAGATTGGAACAGTATACCTGAATTATGGAGAAAATCTGTTGAAAAAATATTCATCGAGGGTAAAACAATATTATATAAAACTAATACAAGTGAAGTTTTAAATTGATATTGTAATTAGTTTTATACTGCTATTTCTCTACACTTGCCAGAGCGCATGACTGTTAATCATGATGTCACTGGTTCGAGCCCAGTTGGGGGAGCCACGAAGAAAGTCAGTAATTGAGCCATAAACGGCTTGTTTACTGGCTTTTTGCTTTGTTTTCGTTTTTGCTCGGAACGCTGAGGAATGTGCAAGATATTGTGGGTTGCTACAATATTGCTACGAATTTCAGAGCGTAACAAGGCATTGACGGCTCAAAAAAATAGTCCCCGATTGATTTCGGGGGCTTTTGTTGCTTTATGCGAGCTTTTTTACAGCGTCGTAAAGTGTGTCAAGTTCTTGAATAATGTAATGGTTAATATCGGTCTTGTATTCTGCGTGTCCCATAAGCGCGATGATGTCCTCTTCTCGTGCGCCTGCCGCTGACATTCTCGTTGAGAAAGTTCGGCGGCAAGAATGCGGAGTAAATTTATCGCCTAAGCCAAGCGCTTGCATCGCCGGACGAAAAGCATATTTTAAAAAGTAATCCTTATTCATCGGCTTGCCGAAATCCTCGCCAAGTCGGCAGAAAATAGTTTCGCCGTGATGATTTATACAGTCGGTCACCATTTTTTGTATTTTTGGATGTATAGGAATCAGTCTGTTTTTGCCTGCCTCTGATTTTATGCCAGCAATAAAATAAGGTATGCCTTGTTCGCTGACATGATATTGCTCGATCGTGAGTGTCAAAAATTCTGACACTCTAAAGTTGAGATAACACATAACGTATGCGTAATCTGCATACGGTACTCGCCCTATGCTTTGCCGAATGAGCTCCAATTGTACCTCGGTGAATCTTGTAGCATTGATTTCTTCCTGTTCGGGGAGTTCTATAAACTCGGCATAATTCTTGGCCACTATGTCTTGCTCCATGGCGTACTTGTAAATCTTAGTGGCAAACACTTTAATTTTATGCAGTGCCGAAAATTTTAGGCCGTCACACATCTTAGGAGTGTCGGTTATTTGGTATGTACCTTTTCCGCTTGGCAGAAGATATTTTAGCTTGCCTCCGGCGCCTTCCTCGTGATGTGGATTTTCGTAATAATCTACTATCGCCTGAAAGTCGAAAGTTTTTAAATCTCTAAACTTACGGTTGTATAACGATCGTAGCTTAACCCAAGCGGCGTTGTAAGAGCTCTTGGCATCGTCGCTCAATTTTTGATATGCCTTAGTTTTTAACCAGCGCTCGTGCAATTGCGAAAATGTTATGTTAATGTTGCTTGTGGGAGCTGATTCATAGTCTGTTAGGGCTTTGACGGCCTCTGTGCGTGTTGCGAATCCTCCAACATAAACACGCTTACCTGTTATTGTTGAGGCGACATACCACGGCTTTGTCTTGCTATCTTTGCGGTAATAAATAGAGCCTGTGCCGTTTGCTCTCTTCTGTTGCCGTTTAGGTTTATCGGTTTGATTTTTACCGCAGTAAGGACAATACGCAAAATTGTCCTGCAATTCTCGGTTACACCGTCGGTTTATACATTTTTTCATTATTTTGCTCCTAAAAATGGGCGCAAAAATCCCCTGCAAAATATTGTAATTTTCGCAGGGGTGTGGTACAATATATTTGCTAATGAAAGTACCATTGCACCCGTGTGATGGTTTCCGCTCTGTCCTGCGCCAACAGGTCAGGGCGGATTTTTTTATTTTATTTTTTCAAACGATATTCACACATTATAATCCGTTTTGTTCAACGCCATAAACAGCTTGTTCATGGGTGAATCCTTCATATTCGAGCTGTTCAATTAAGCCGTCTCTTGAAAAAGACGAATACGCGAGATAAGATTCTGCAGATTTTGCGGCTTGTTCGTTCCAATCGGCTCCACAATGATCTGCGGCATAAACTGCATCTTCGTGTGAATATTTTTCATATTCAAGTTGTTCGACAAGACCATTATATGAAAACGCAGAATATTCAAGATATGATTTTGCGGATTCTAAGGCATTCGATTGACTGACAGTAATTTTATCGACAGGTTTTTCTGTCGGTGGTTCTGTCGGCTTTTTAGTGGTTTTTTCTGTTTCGGGTTCAGTAGCTTTTTTTGTTGAATCTTTTTTAGGTGAACGAACATCTTTTGAAGAATCTACAGTTATAGAATTCACAATGTCGGTTTCAAACAAATCAAATTCTTCAGATTGCTCATTGCCGTAGCTTGAAAATATCATTTCACACAAATAATGGTCTGTCGCCCACACATACATGGTGTAGTGATATTTATTCTCAGATTTTTTTACGTTCGCCGTCACACGATAGGCGAAAAAGTCATCTATATGAGTTGTGGTTCTGTCTATTTCGTCAAATTCATCAAGCGAATCCTTAAATCCGTCAATAAAAACATCTACAACATTTGAGTTAATTTGAGATTGTGAATCGTCCAATTGAGATGTGGCGATAAAAAGTATGTTGTTGTCGGAATCAAGAAAGCAGTCATTATCATCATTAGCGGTATGCGACCAGCTTCTTGGGATAGCAATAGAAAATGGAGTGATATTGTACAACCTGAACATATCGGTGTCCAAAGTATCGGTAGGGGCTTGAGTTGGGGAAGTTGTCACCGGTTCTTGAAAATCAGTTTGACTACATTGCGAAATGGCAGTTACCGCAGTGGCGGTCAATATCAAAGCTATCAGCAAAGCAATGTAAAAATGTGGAGTGCGATATATAGGCTTTTTTTCAGTCGTTTTTTCAGCTTCTCCCGTAGGGCTGAATTTGTTTTTTTGATATGTATGGCATATCGGGCAAAATACTGAATTATTCGGTATGATGTTACCGCAACTTTCACACTTGCAGGGTTCTGTGTTTTTAGATTCGTCGTCTTTAAACAGAGCAACCTGTTCAATCTTTGTTCCGCATTCGTTGCAAAACTTTGAACCGGCAGGAATCTCAGCACCGCATTTTGGACATTTCATTTATAAATCCTCCTCTTTTTGATATATATATTGACAAAATATATATCATATACTAAAATAATATTAGAGAGGTTCAGACTTCTCACTATTCCTATTTCTCCTACCATAGTTGCCGCTATGGTAGGTTTTTCTTTTTGTTGATAAAATCTGAAAATTGCTCTTTTACCCGTCTTTCAAGCGGATGTAGGTAAAAAGCGTTTCTGCGTTCGAGCTCTGCCATTCGTTCAGCCCTGTAGGTCGCCGCCTCAAAGCTAATATCACATAAATTTGCGATTGCAGCGGCATTTGTTGCGTGTAGCTCATGGAGTACACAAGCTGGAGCTAACAAGTCCCGAGCAAATACATTTGCCGAACATTCGGCATCGTCGGTTATTACAAAACCTTTACCATTTTTAGCAAACAGATGCCCTAAAAAGATATGCCCGAGTTCGTGGGCAATTGTAAATCTACAACGCTGGGGAGATTGCTCATCAGCATAGACGATGTACAGCTTATCGTCTTGCATCAAAGTTATTCCGCTCTCATTTTCGCTTAGCAGATTGACCGCCGAATTTTTTAATAAAACAATATCAGATTGTTTAGCTATCTGACTGACTTTAACAGGCAGACTGTTTATATTATAATCAATCAAGCATTGCCAAGAGGCATTGCGTGCCTGTTTGTATTTACCATAATTCAAATTTCATCACCTCATAGGTAGTGTAACCTATGGGGTGTTTTTTATTATGTAATGCTTATAAGTCTGTATCGTCAGGCTCAAACTTACTGAGATCAGGAAGATTAACTATTTCTATAGGCTGATTGTTGCCGTCACTTCGTGCGGCTTTCACCGTTGGTATCAATATTTCATCTTCCACACCGAGCAATCTATCGACTGCAGGTTGCATTTCGGGGTTATTTCTGTATGCGATTATAAGTTTCTTTTCTTTGTCTGATGTTTCAAAAGGTAGTTTAACCGCATTGCAATTTTGCAAATCATTTATGCTAATTCCCAAACCTGCACAAATTTTAATCACACTATCAACAGCAGCTCCACCAATAGAGCCGTTAAGCATAGATCTAAGTGTGCTGTATGGTATTTCAATTTTTTCGGCAAAGGTTTTTACACTAAATCCTTTGTCACTTATTAACTGTTTTATGTAATCTTCTCTTGTCAAGTTAATCACCCTTTACTATTACTGATTGTAACACGCTGTTTATGAAAAATCAATACTAAAATGCGAAATTTCGTAAAAATATTTTTAAAAATCCGTTGACAAGTGCGAAATACCGTGTTATATTTAATATAGAAACACGAAATATCGCATTTAGGAGGTGAAAAATCGTGTTTGACAAAATCGAAGTAATCATTTTTGAAAAGAAAATGAAAAAGAAAGAAGTTGCCGAGAAAATGGGAATTTCATACGGACAGTTCTGTGCAAAAATGCGTGGGGAATATCCATTTACGCTTGATGAAGCTCTCCGCTTAAAGTCGGTTTTACAAACTGATTTATCTATCGAAGATTTATTCGGTTCGGCGGCTTGATTTTTCTGAACACACAAAAACAGCTTAACGAAAGGAATGATAAAAATGGCACTAACCATATATGCGGCAGTTGCTACCGTAGTAGCAGTAGTGGCAATCATAAAAGCTGTAAAATGGAAAATTGCTACAAGGGCAATGGTGGTTTATTGTATGAAGAATTTCAGAATACCCACAGACAAAGAACTTGCCGACTGCTCCAAAGAAGCCGCCGGCAAGACAATAAGATTTAAGTAATTCCAAATTGAGCTTTTATAAGCTGAGTAACAACATTCGCTGATATTTGTGTTATTGCAGAAAGCGAGTGACTTCCCACGGTTCCGGCAATCTTCTTAACTTTATTCCATATATCATCGTTACGAATATTTGCTAAAAACTTGTGACCTTCGGGAGTTAAATCACCTACTTCTAAATAGTCGCCACCGTCGGCGCCGAACATTGAAGTAATTAAACCTGCAAGTTCGCATTGTTTAATATGGTAGATAATTTCGTCATGAGAGTATGGTTGAAGCCTTTCAAAATCGTTGCTAAATTTACTGTATCGAAAGGATTCGTTGAAGTCACACACTTCTTCTACACTCAAAAGAATATCACGAACACAGTCGTTATTTAAACGCATAAGCATCACCTCCTTACAATTTGATTTTAGCATTTTAAGGAGAAAAACACAACAAGGAGATGAAGAAACTGAATAAGTTAGCGTTTATAGCATTTATTCTCAACGCAATTAGCTTACTTCTGCTGATTGCAGCAATGCTTATCAAAGCAGGAGCTATCCGTTAAATTCAGCAACAAACCAACATTTATTTTTAGGAGGAGTTTATATGTCAGACAGATTGATTGTACCAATCGTAAAGCCGTTGACGCCTAAAGAGGGCAACACAATCAGAGCGGTTGTTGATAATGACACGCTCAAGGAGCTTAACGAGATTTCGGACAAGACAGGAATTTACATCTCACAGCTTGCAAGAATGTGCATTGAGTTTGCCCTGCCGAGAATTGAAATTCAGGAAGGCGTCAAGGTCGAAAAAGCAAAGTAAGGAGGTGAAGAAGATGATTGACAAAATCCTTATCAATCCGAAAACAGGTGAGCCATACAAGAACGTGCCACCCAAAGTTGCCGCACAGTACCTCGACATTACTCCCGAATTTGTTTATAACGGACTGCGTGAGCAGAGGCTACCAATAGGCACGGCTTGCCTGTTCAAGGGCGGTAAATGGTCGTATAACATTCCGCTTGAAAGGCTCATAGACTACGCCACAAGATGTAATGTTATTATTGCGAAAGGAGTGTAACAAATGCGGTTAAGAAATTACCCGACAAAAAGAAAGCTGCTCAAAGATATTGAAAACCTCAGAGCAGAGAACAGACATCTCAGCATTGAGCTAAGGAACGCAAGAACGGACCTTGCACTTGAAAAAACAGCGTCAAGCGGTTATCGTCACGAGAACAGAGAGCTAAAACGCAAGCTCAAAGCCCTTGAAACGCCTGAATCCGAAGTATTCAATTTTGAATGTGTGGGGGTCAGTAAATGAAAAAGGGGACAACAGTCGAAAGCGGATATGATGTTGAGGGACGCTGGTGTCTGAAACTCAAAAAAGCTAAAGGTAAGTTTACGCTTGATGAAATAATTGAAGCGGCGAAAGAATGGGAAGAAGATTACTATGCCGTGATTATTAAAGCAATGGGCGATGAGACAGCACAGTATTACGATGATGACCTTGAGGGGGATTACGTGACGCTATATCGTGCTACAGATTTTATAAGCAAGGAGGTGTAACCGATGAAAAGATTAACTTTAAATCAAGACAGCGAAATCAAAGTCAAGGACATCTACGGAAAAATGCACGACTACAAAGATGTACCAAACGAGTTCTATGGCTGTATTCGCAAACTTTACGATTATGAAAATACAGGATACACAATTGATTTTATTGACAACATACCGCATATACTCAAAGATATGCGTGAATGCTTATTAAATCCATCGGCTGTAAATATTAAAGCGTGTTTGCATATGATTGATTACATTTTAAACACAAAAGAAAAAGACCGTTGATTGTAGTGCAAGCAATCAACGGTCGGCAAATAACACAAGGCTATCTGCGTACAAATACAGTCCAACGTTATTATATCAGATAACCTTGCAAAAATCAAGGAGATTATATAAATGAATAAAAAATCTAAATTACAAATGATACCGACTGACAAACTGCACCCGCACCCCGACAATCCAAGAAAGGTTATCGGCGATGTTTCAGAACTTGCAGAATCTATCAAAGCAAACGGTATCTTGCAGAATTTGACCGTAGTGCCAAACGATGATAACTGGGATGATTTTACCGTTATCATCGGGCATCGCAGGCTTGCAGCGGCAAAGCAGGCAGGATTAACTGAACTGCTGTGTGCAGTTGTTGAGATGACTGAAAAGGAGCAGTTATCTACAATGTTAACCGAAAATATGCAGCGGTCAGATTTGACAGTTTATGAGCAGGCAAAAGGATTTCAAATGTTGATTGACCTCGGGGACAGCGTTGCTGAGGTGGTAGAGAAAACAGGCTTTAAAGAAAGCACTGTAAGAAGAAGACTCAAACTTGCAGAACTTGATGAAGAATCCTTCAAGGACAGCCAGCTCAGACAACCCACATTGGCAGACTACGAGCGTCTGAATCAGATTAAGAATATTGATGCAAGAAATGAATTGCTTAAATCAATCGGAACGAATAATTTTGACAATTTTTTGTATTCTGCTGTTAAAAAGCAGGAGACCGATGAAGAAAAAGAAAAAATTGAAAAGCTCTGTCTTGAACATGGAATGATTAAAGCGCAGAAACATGACGAAATTCCAAGCAACTATGAATATACGGGATTTTTTGCGCTCAAAGATTTGATCGGTAAAGACTTTGCGGACGGCAGGAAAAGATATTTTTATTTTGGTTACGGCTCAAACATTTATATTTACGCAGAAGCATTAGACAAGCAGGAAAAGAACGATGCCGAAGATGAAAAGCGAAAGCTTGAAGAACAGAGATGGGACGAGCTTGTTGAACAGGCGGAAGAAATAGACGAGCGCTGTGAGGCTCTCAGAATAGGCTTTATGCTTGATACAAATTTCAATGACAGCAGCAAAAAGCAGGAGCTTGTGAAATTTATAGTCGCCCAAGTGGCGGCAGGAGCCAGTAGAAATGCACACAGATTTAGCGAAGTGGTCGAGAATCAAGATGCCGAAAACATAGACAACTACATCAACGAACATTGGGGCGATAACAGCGGTAGATTGCTTATGGCGGCGGCATACGCTTCATGCCAAAGAACTTATGAAGAATTAAGCTTTATTTATGTAGGCTATAACAGCAAAACGATCAGCCGAAAAAACAGCCCGGATTTAAACAAATTTTATGCTTTACTCTGCAAACTCGGCTATGTGATGAGCGACGAGGAAATACAACTCCGTGACGGCACACATCCGATTTTTACAACAGGTGAAGTCAAATGAAAGAACATTTTGCTGATGTCCGCAAAATGTTCTTGTGCTGAAAATTTAATAAGTTAATCACACAACTGCACTTGTGTGATTATAAATTCCCTCTTTTGATAAATTAATACCTATCTACTTTCCTTCAGTAATACCGATTCGGGCAGGTGCAGATGCCCGAATTAATTAATCAATAACAAGCTCTGCACAGCTTGTCATATTATAAAACTCGTTTACTCCTCTTTAAATAAATTCTGACATTGAAAGCGGAGCAGGTGCAGATGTTCCGCTTAGGTGAAGAAAATGGATGTAAACATTATCACAATAAAATTTAAAGACGGTTCAAGCATATATATTGATGATGTTTCTGATTATGCCATAAATAACAATGTTGTCAAAGTTAATAAAAATGGATATAATCAGTTTTTTAATTTCGACGAAGTTAGATATATCGGAAGAACATTTGATTTAGAACCTGAAATATACAATGCAATGAAGAGGTGGGACAACTCCAATGTTTCACATTCAAAACTGCTATAAGAAGGTATGAATGTATGCAAGAAGAGGCGCTTTTACAAATCATTAAAAAACAGCTTAATGAGATCGTAAGGTGGTAGATTTACAAAATGTCGAGGCTAAATAAAACATGGACGGCCGATGAAATAGATTATCTTGTATCTGCTTGGGGCAACGTTAATATGGCCACTATAACAAAACACCTTGATAGATCCGAATGTGCGATAAGGCTAAAAGCCGGTAAGTTAAACTTAGGACCTTTCTTGACTAATGGCTATAGATACATCACAATAAGCAATCTTTATAAACTCATTCGTCCAAACACTTCTGCCAGTTATCTAAAAACATCGTGGGTAAAAAATAGGAATCTGCCTACTCACAACATATCAAGAAGTTCAAAAACAAATTTCATCGTTGTTTACATAGATGAATTTTGGATGTGGGCAGAGAAAAATCAATATTTTTTAGATTTTTCGAAACTTGAAAGATATCAATTAGGACCTGAGCCTGATTGGGTAAACCCAAAACGAGAGGCAGACATATTAAGGAACAGTCTTATTAAAGCAACTCCGTGGACAAACAGAGAAGATAACCTTCTCAAAGAATTGCTTGTAAAGCAAAAGTATGGTTATAAAAAACTATCACAAATATTGTGCCGTAGCGAAGGAGCTATACAGCGCAGAATTAATGACCTAAACATCAAATACCGTCCTGTAAAAGCTGATAATCATAATAAGTGGAGCGATGAAGAATATGCAATTCTCAGTAACATGATTAAAAATGGGAGCAAATATGAGCAAATTTCAGATGTAATAGGTCGCTCTGCGAAAGCAATCAGAGGAAGAGTGTTTGATAAATATTTGACTGAAAATCTCGACAAAGTAAGAGCGTACATAGGCAACGGAAACTTTGGAGACGGAACGCCTGACAAGCCGTTAAAATACAAGCGACTTATGTCGGACGAAGAAAAAAACAAAGCTAATCTATTGTTATCAATCATCGCAGGAGATTTACTTTGTGTTGCAAAAACGAACTCAAATGTTGATGAGGAATACAGCGAATTTTGGCAAAAGGATATGTGCTTGAATTGGAGCAATATCAAAGGCTGTATTGCATGCGAAAAAGATTGCGACAGTTGCACATCGTTTAAAAGAATACCCGTACAACATTGTAAGCGTTGCGGAAAAGATTTTTTTGAACGAAAAAACGCTGACTTTTGTAGCGATTGCAGGTCAGCTCGCCTATATCAAGCACGAAAAAAATATGCAATCCTTCATCAAAAGCAAAGTCGAAAGTAAAGAAGGTGTATCTATGGATGATAAAACAGAATTCGTACGAATGGTAACAACACAATGCCTAAAGTATATGTCTGTGAATGAAGCAAACAAGGTTGAGCAAATTTTGTCAGTCTTGTTGACAAAATATTCTCTAAAAAAAGAAACCTACGCTTTATCCACCGAAACAGTTACTCCTAATCAAAAATTAGTAAATACTTTTTTAGCCATTAAAAAAATTAGTGGTTTAACTGACAAAAGTCTAAAAGCTTATAACAATGAAATACAAATGATGCTTAAAGCAATAAATAAGCCTATCGCAGACATTAAGGTTAATGATATTCGTGCATACCTTGCTTTTGAACAATTAAATAAAAATGTATCAAACAGTTATCTTGATACAAAATTAAGATACTTAAAATCATTTTTTAAAACACTGAGAATTGAAGGCTACATACCAAATGATCCGGCAGAAAAAATCACAAAAATAAAAGCTGAAAAGGTAATCAGAAAGCCGTTTACACCGATTGAAACCGAAAAAATCAGAGATGCTGCCGGAAAAGATTTGAGGTTGAAGGCAATCATAGAATTTTTATTATCGACAGGATGCCGAGTTACAGAAGTGGAAAATGCAAATCGCAGTGACATTAAAGATGATAAACTGATTATCACAGGCAAGGGTAACAAGCAAAGATACGTATATCTTAATGCACAAGCAAAACTTGCTTTGGAAAAATACGAAAATACGAGGTCAGACACCAACAATGCTTTGTTCGTTAGTAAAGTTAAAATAAAAGGTGAATACAAAAGGCTTGAAAAAGGACAAATAGAAAATATCATTCGTGAGCTTGGTAGAAACATCGGAATTGAAAATTGTCACCCACATAGATTCAGAAGAACCATGGCTACCGATGCCCTTAGAGCCGGTATGCCAATTGAACAAGTATCACTAATGCTTGGCCACGAAGAACTGACTACAACACAAATATACGCAAGATCTGATGAATCTGATGTTTATCAGGCACATCAAAAATATGTTAGATAAATAGGAGTAAAAACAATGCTTAAACCTGCAATATTATACAGAGATGAAATATTTGCAAAGTTATTAGAATATAGCTACACCGACAATATGCTTTTTTATATGGGGTGTTTAGGCAATGAGTTGCCTACGATCGAAGAAAATAGCAGCGGAAATACCTATCAATACGCTATTATCGGTAAGGACAACAAGCTAATAGGGTATTTTGCATATGCTATTGATTGGTATTCTTCTTGTGCTTATAACTTTGGATTGTTTGCTTTCGACAGGAATAATACCACGATTGGATTTGATGTTTACAAGGAACTTAAAAAGATAATCAATGACTACCATATTCACCGAATGGAATGGAGAATGATTCAAGGAAACCCTGTTGAGAAACATTATGATAATTATTGTAAGCATTATAATGGCAAAAAGTTTGTATTTACAGACTTTTTTAAGGATCGACATGGGAAATACCATAACGAAGTTCTTTATGAAATCATATTTAATAAGAGTGAAAGTAAATGAAAGAAATAAAACTTATTGCTATAACGCCTTGTCGGCAATTGCACAAAGATACAATTCTGACAAAGGATGGCTTGAAAGTGAGGTAGAAGAATGAGAGGTATTAAAAATATTACCGTTAATTACGATAACGGCGAAATAGAAACCTTAAATAAAGGTGTAGTTGTTAGTTTTGATGAAATCGACAATGAAGAAGAAACTATCAAAGTCAGATATCGTATGTGCGATATTAAAGGCAAGGATTTGCATTTGATTGTAAACGCTGTTGTTGCGTTGGCACAACAGCTGGGGCTACTAAATGAGGAGTGATAATATTGGCGTTCCCCGAAAAATTAAAAGCGTTAAGGCTTAAGTATAAATTAACGCAGGAAGAATTAGGTGAAAAACTCTGTTTGAGCAGAACAAGTATATCTTACTATGAGCAGGGAAAATTTGAACCTGATATTAAAACTATAATAGATATTTCAAATCTATTTAATGTTACGACAGACGAACTGCTGAAATGAGGCTTAACAATGAAAATAAAAAAAGCATTCGACATATGTAAAAAGAATAAGTCAATTTATATATCTATGACCAGCGAAGGAGAACAGTGGCTTTCGGACGGCAATGCGGTTTATCCGATTTTTGAACTGCCATTGTTGAATGAAAACTACATATGTAAGTTGTATGACATAAACGATGCGCAAAGAGATAAGATTACATTTATCATTGCAAAGGGAAAACCTGAAATTGATGTTAATGACAGTACAGCGGATGAGTCACTCGCTGAAATGTGGGACATTGAAATTGCATATAATGGCAAAATATTATTACCAATAAGCACATCTGAGGGACTTATGTTCATCGACCGTACTTATCTCAGTCCGTTTGCAGATATGCCGCAACAAGAAATGTCATTGACATTAAGATACAATTCAAAAAGTGTTCCCTACTTTGCTATTAAATTTGGTATGATAGCCTACGGGTTTATAGCCGCCTGCGAAATCGTTGACGAAAATCTTGTAAACAGTTTGAAAGCACTCTACATTGAAAGCGATATGATTTTGAAAAACAAGAAAGGATGACCTGCCGATGAAGCAGTATGAAGCTGACCAACAGCGGAAGTTATTTCAGTGGACGACCTTCATCCGGGCAAAGTATCCTGAAATTGATTTGATGTTCCACATTCCGAACGGCGGAAGCAGAAACAAACTTGAAGCAGCCAACCTCAAAAAGCAAGGAGTAAAGGCAGGTGTGCCGGATTTGTTTTTGCCGGTTGGCCGTGGAAGCTATCACGGTCTGTTCATCGAATTAAAATACGGCAAAAATAAGCCGACTGAAAAACAAACCGAATGGCTTAAAAGCCTTAATGAACAAGGCTACGCTGTCGCTGTATGTTATGGTTGCGACGAGGCAAGCGAAAAAATATTAAAATATCTGAAATTAGGTGATACAAATGAGTAAAGAAAAAAAGAAACGAGGCAGGAAGAAGAAGCTTGATCGTCTGGACAGAATGTGTCTTTATTGTGCCGATTACAATAAAAAGCACGGCACAAACTACAGCTACGGAGAATTTGTAGCGCAAATCGCCGCAAGAAAAATTAAACCGCTCGGTTTGTACGATTACGCAAATTAGGAGGAAAAGAAAATGATTGATTGTAAGGAGAATGAAACCAATGATTGATTGCTCAAAAACAGAGAATTACTTCAACGAAAAGCAGAGAATGACGAAAAGAACAAGGCAGGAAGGATGCAAAATTAAATGTTCCGAGTGTCCGCTATCCTGTCAGAATAACGGGACAGCTGAATGTATGAGCTGTATGACTTTTGAAATGTATTACCCTCAACGAGCAATTTCAATAGTGCAACAGTGGAGCGATGAGCATCCACTGAGGACTTATCTGACCGAATTTCTGAAACATTATCCAAACGCTCAGCTTAAGACAGTATTGTTGTACTCTCCAGGGGCAATACCACTCAAAATACCTAAATGTATATGTCCATATCATTTAGGGCTGATGAGCAGAGATGATTGCAGAAAAGACCATAACTGCGTTAAGTGTTGGAATCAGCCGATTGAGGAAGGTGATTTGGTTGAGTCAGAGAAAATCGATATCAAAAACAACAAGGCTTAAAGTTTACGAGAAGTACGGCGGTCGCTGTGCGTACTGCGGTTGTACACTCGAATTAAAGAACATGCAGGTTGACCATATACAGAGCGTGTACTGGTACAATGGTGCGAATGACATCGAAAATTATAATCCTGCTTGCAGAATGTGCAATTTTTATAAGTCAACAAGGACAGTCGAAGATTTTAAAAAAGCATTGGGAAAGTTGCTTTCGGGCCTCGAAAAGGTTTTTATTTTTCGATTAGCGATAAAATATGGCCTCATTAAAAAAAACGGACAATCCAATTGAATTTTATTTTGAAAAGCAAAAATAAAGCAGGTAAGGAGAGTGAAAAAAATGATGACTGAACCCAAAAAAACAGTTCCAGCGGAAACACAGGACAGACCGACAGCGCCGGCAGAAACATTATCAGAGCTTGACAAGCTCGTTGTTGCGTTTATTGACGGCGCTCTTGATGTTAATGAAATCAATAAGCTTGATATATTCAACAGATGGCTTGTTCTGTCAATGTCTGCCGTATATAGCTGTACGAAAATAGGATTGCTATCCGCTAAGTCTTGTGTCAAGGCCAAATACAAGCTCCTGCAAGAGTATCGCAGGTTTAGGACTGACACTTTTTTTGCAAACAAGGAACACATCGAATGGATAAAAAGGACGAAAGAAACTTCTTGCAAATTAACGGAGTTGTCAAAGGCGATTGCCGAACACGATACTAATGTATTGCAAATTGCTTTACAGATAATTGACCTGCTCACCAAGCATGATGTTTATAACAAACTTTTCATTTTGTCAGACGCATCGGATACATATAAAGAAAAATGTTTAAAAACACTAACCGAAAACGATACAGCATTTTTGGATGAGTTCGGCAACATACCTTTTGTGGATTTGCTTTTTAAATTTTATAAATCGACAGAAGAAACGAGAGCATCAGAAATTTTTAAAGAATTGGATGCTGATAACATTAGAAAGGTAGCTTGTCACGTGCCGGTTAAGTCTGACAATTGTCAGGGTATCGCAAAAAGCTATAAAGAATACTTTGGCATTTAATAAGGCAATATTCTTGCCGGCTGCAAAATCTTAAAGGAAATTCAAATCAAGTTAATCCTATATTAAAAAAGTAATCAAAGCGACGACTTCCGCTTTTGATTAAGCTGTTACAAAAGAATGCACCAAAAATCAAACACACAATTGCAGCGGCAAGGTTGCACAGAGCAGTAGTTCGGTGGTCAGACGGACTACTGCATATTTATATCATCTGACTTTTTAATGCGAAAATAGAACAATAGACAGTCACAAATAAAAGGGTTGAAATACCCTTTAACTATCCCGCTCAAGGAATTAATTAAGTGACCGTTTTAGTTTTTACATATATAATAAAGGATTAAATATGTTTACATACAAAGCCGAAATTAAATCAGGCCCTTTGCTTGAGGTTAAATATTACAAGTCCATTCGCAAACGTAATAAGAAAAATCTTGCTCGACAAATCAATCAATCCAGAACAAACGAAAAGCAAGCCAAAGCAAACCGTATCAGAGGAGAACAACACACACAGAGGCTTATCCTTTGCAACTTCTCTGAGGGCGACTGGTTCGCAAGGTTCTCCGCTCCGTTTGGTGAGTTTACCGAAGATGAGTTTGAAAAAGTTGTCTCGAATTTTTTTAAGCGAGTGAAACGCAGGACAGATAAGAAACAAATCAAGTTTAAATACATCGGTTATTGTGAGTGTGGCAAGCTCGGGAAAAATTGGCATCTGCACATCGTGATTGAAGATTGCGTGCGTGAAATATTAACGGAATGTTGGCCGTGGAAAAACGGAATAAATTTCACTCCGCTCTACCAAGACGGAAACTATGCTGACCTTGCAAAGTACATCCGCAAAGATGTCAGCGGAAAGAAAAGATTAAAAACATCAAGAAATTTAACAAAGCCTGAAATCAAAGTGACAGAAGGAAAAAAGAGAGAATATCGAAAGCTTGAACGGGGTGAGGCTCTGCCTTGCCCGGACGGATATTATTTCTACAAAGACGAAATGTGGATAAATGATTTCACAGGCGCAACTTTTCACTTTACATATTTATCCAACGCTCACAAGCATAAGAAATTCGGAGGTGCAAGAATTTGAGAGATTCAACGAAAGATTATACGATTGCGCAATTCAGGTCATATGCTGCTCTCGGCTGTCCGAGCAAAGCACAAATCATTTCTGACAAAACAATGCACCAAGCACTGCGACTTGACTTGCTTGCCGTGATAGACACATTAAATGCCTTGACGAACAGCGGAAAAGACTACATCTGTCAGGCTGTATGTGCTGTTTATTTTCCTGCACCGACAGAAGAATTAAAAAAAGGTGAAATCAATTCGAGAGTAATGAGATGTGCTCTTGAAAACTACACGGACGAGCGAACTGTGTGGCGCTGGCTGAAAGAGGCAAGATTACTTTGTGCCAACCTTCGAGGATTGAACACAGGCTATTTGTACAACTTGCACAAATAAAGATGTCAGTAGAAACAAATAAATTTGCTGTAAAATTAAATTGTGATAAAACGAAAAGTAACAACAGACTGGATCGTCCGCCAAATCCGTGAGGGTAAGGCATACAGGTTTTATTTAACGGCTGACTGGCAAAAAGTCAGAGATGCAAAAAAAGCAAAAGAACATTACGAATGCGAACGCTGTCGTGCTGTGGGTAAGTACAGCCCTTGCGAGGCGGTGCATCATAAGTTGTATCTAAAGGTAAGACCTGACCTTGCTCTTGACATCAACAACCTCGAATGTCTATGCAAAGACTGCCATTACAAAGAACATCACAAGTACGAACCAAAAAAATTAAAAGATGAGTTTGCTGAGCGGTGGTGAGCGAAAAAAAGCATACCCCCGGGTAAAAAATCGAAAAATTCTGAGGTCAATGGATAACGGTGTAAAGGCACGACAGTTTGGTCTCGCGCACGCACACGAGAAATTTTTGAGAGAGGAGTAGTATAAATGGCACAAATTAAAATTGCAGAAATCAAAGACAGCTTAATTGAGCAACTGACTTTGAAGGGGGCAAACATTGAAGTCTATAGAGATTTAATTGACAGCTATATTTTTTGCACGAAGCTTGAGCGTAAAATGCAGGCGGACATCCGCAAAAATGGCTTGACATACAAAGCTATCAGCGCCACAGGCAAAGAGTATATGAAGGATAACCCCTCTGTAAAAAATGCCGTAATGTACAACAAACAGCGTTTAGCAATCCTCTCACAAATGGGGCTGTCCATTGACAAAGTCGAGAGTGATTCGGATGACGAACTGTAAAGTCATAGACGATTACATTGACCTTGTTAAAAGCGGTAAATATCGTGTCTGCCGTGAGCAAATTCAGCTAATAAAGTTTGTTGAAAACGTCTTTGAGAATGAAGAAATCTATGTTGACGAAGAACAGCTTGAAAAGTATTTGGCTTTGCAGAAATATTTTCCTTATGAACTTTTTGAATGGGAAAAATTTTGTTTTGCATTGCACAATTGCACATACTCAGCTCCCGGTGTTTTAAGGTTTCCCGACCTTGTACTTATTGTCGGAAGAGGTACAGGCAAAAACGGCTATTTAGGCTTTGAAGATTTCGCACTTTTAACACCAGTGAATGGTATTAAAAACTACGACATCGACATTTGCGCGACTTCGGAAGATCAGGCGACTATTACTTTTAACGATATTTATAATGTCCTTGAAGATAACAAAGCCAAAATGCAAAAACACTTTAGGTGGACGAAAACAAGAATTGTGAATATAAAGACAAACTCTGTGTTGAGATATCGGACATCTAACAGTAATACGAAAGACGGCGGTAGACCGGGCAAGGTCGATTTTGATGAAAAACACGCATATGAAAATTACAAGCTTATTGACGTGTTTGTCACCGGTTTAGGAAAAAAGCCACTTCCGAGAACTACGACAACCACAACAATGGGATATGTGAGAGACGGCCCACTTGACCAAGAGTTTGCGAGAGGCCTTGAAGTCTTAAACGGCGATGCGCCCGATAACGGCACGCTTTATTTTATTTGCCGATTAAATGACGAAAAGGAAGTTCATGACGAACAAAATTGGTACAAAGCAAATCCAAGCTTGCAATATTTCCCAAACTTACTCCGAGAACTTCGGAAGGAATACGAAAAATGGAAAATTGATCCGAATAATAACTCTTCATTCATGACGAAGAGAATGAATTTACCGCAAGGAACAGAAGCGAATCCTGTAACCTCGTGGGAAAATATCAAAGCAACAAACAGACCTCTCCCCGACCTTGAGGGCAAGCCGTGTGTTTTTGGCATTGACTACACCAAAACTACTGACTTTTTGGGTATCGGTTTGATGTTTTTAATTAACGGTGAAATTGTATGGAAGCCGTTTTCATGGTACTGTTCGCAATCGGCAGACCTTGGACGAATTAAATTTCCTTATGCTCAACAGCTTGATTTACAAAGGATTGATGGAGCGGAAATACCTCCCGAAATCGTTGCTGACTGGTTGAGAGAGCAGAAAAAGCATTACAACATCGTCGGCGGAGCTTTGGATAATTACCGATACACGCTTTTAAAAGAGCCGTTAATGCAGTTGGGTTTTGAATGCGACCGCAAAGGACGAAATAATCTAAAACTTGTAAGGCCGTCAGACAAAATGCTTGTCGCTCCTCTGATAGCTTCGGATTTCGCTAATCATCGTATTGCTTGGGGGGATTCGCCTCTTATGCGTTGGTACACAAACAACACTTCTGCCGTTGCGGATAAAAACGGCAATATTATCTACGGCAAAATTGAGCCGAAATCACGAAAAACAGACGGATTTATGGCATTTGTCGCCGCATATACACAGCTTGATTTGCTGAAACAAAATCAGCCGATGACGGTTGATGAAATTGAGAATTGCTTTAATGCGATTGTATTTTAAAAAAAGGCAGGTGAAAAAATGAAAGTAATTAACTGGGTAAAAAATCTTTTTAGAAAAGATGCCGTTGCAGCGGAATTTAACGAGGACGGCTCGACAGTTGATGAACAGAGATTTCATCTGACCGAGCTTGCTCTATTTACGGCGATTGATTTTATTGCACGAAGTTTGGCGAAGTGCGAATTTGTGACGGTAAACAATAACCGTGAAAGTCGCAAAGCTGAATATTATCTCTGGAACTATTCGCCGAATAAGCATCAAACCAAAATTGAGTTTTTTACGCAGGCTGTCGCAAAATTGATTTTTGACAATGAACTGTTAATTATCGAAACAGCCGACAATCAGCTTTTAATTGCGGATAGCTTTTCGAGGGCAGAACACGCTTTGATTGACGACACATTCAGCGGCGTTACTTGCCGAAATTTTACATATAAGCGCACTTTTTTAGAGAGCGAGGTAATTTACCTCAGATACAATAACTTTGCTCTTAACGGCTTACTATCGGATATGTGCAGCACTTACGAGCAGTTAATGTTATCTGCTCAGGAAAGATATAACAAGGCGGTCGGCCATAAGGGAATCTTGGAGCTTGAAAATTACAGTTTTGGCGATGAAAATTTTGCCGAAACCTACAACAAAGTTTTGGCAAAGCAGTTTAAATCATTTTACTCAAACAAAAATGCTGTTATGCCGATTTTTAAGGGTATGAAATATTCAGAACCCTCAACCGATGCCGGAAAGACTACGAACAGCGAGATTAACGACATTCAAAAGTTAAAAACTGAGGCATACACGATTGTCGGCAACGCTTTGCACATTCCGCCGGCTATTTTAAGCGGTGAAGCCTCTCAGCTATCAGACGCTATGGATTGCGCTATTGGTAATGCAATTGATCCGATTGCAAATATGTTTGAGCAAGAGATTACCAAAAAGAGATTCGGCGCCACCGAATTTAGCAAAGGTAATTATCTACTGATTGACACAACAACAGTCAGACATATTGACGCAATCAGTCAGGCAAACAATCTTGATAAGTCAATTGCAAGCGGAGTATTGACGCCTGCACAGGCTCAAAAATATTGCAATATGCTCCCTTGTCCAGAGGCTTGGGCACATACATATTACATTACTAAAAATTACCAAACAATAGCAAATACTTTTAAGGGTGGTGAATAAATGAAAAGCAGAAATTACAACATCAAGCAGATTGCTGAAAATCAGAATGTTTTGCAAATCTATCTTTACGGTGAAATTGAGCCAAGCTACTTGAACATTTGGGGCGACCTCGTAGAATCCAAAACAAGTGCCGAATATATTCGCAAAGCGATTGAAAAAGCAGGCGAAATTGAAAGCATTGAAATCTACATCAATTCCGTGGGCGGATTTGTTGATGAAGGTGTAACTATTTACAACCTGCTCAAACGTCAGAGTGTGCCGGTCACTGCATACATTGACGGTATGGCTTGTTCAATTGCCTCTGTTGTCGCAATGGCGGCTGACAAGATTGTAATGCCGTCAAACACAACGATGATGATTCATCACGCAATCGGCGGTTGTTACGGCAATGCAAAAGAGCATAGAGAGTTTGCAACTCAACTCGACAAAATCAGCGAAGCGAGTACAAATTCTTATCTTGTGCATGCAGGCGATAAGCTCACGAGAGAAACCCTCGAGCCGCTCCTCAACGCAGAAACATTTTTGACTGCGCAGGAAGCTTTTGACATCGGCTTGTGTGACGAAATTCTTGATCCGGTTGACTTAACCGAATCAAAAGAAGTCGTTGACGATGCACAGCAAAAGAAGAATCCAAAAGCAAAACAGGCAGCGGCAGAGCTTTTAAAAATGCTTGGTGCAAAGCCTGAACCGCCTGAACCACAGGCTGAACCGAAAGAAAAGGACAGCTTTGAATTTTTTGAAGAACTTTTTAAAACCAAAAATTATTTGTAAAGGAAGATGAAAAATGAAAAATCTTGATTTACTTGCAAACGCAAAAGCACAGTTTGCACAGAATTTTAAAGACGCTTTTGAATCAAAAGACGAAACAAAGATGACAAACGCTCTCAACGAGTATGCGGAGAGCATTCAGCAGTCCATTATTTCCGTTGCACAAGAAATTGGTGAAACAGCTGATAACACAATCCTTGCAAAGAGAGGATTCAGACAGCTTACAAGCGCAGAACAGAAGTTTTACAACAATTTTGTAACAGCGGCAAAATCTGCTGATGTTAAGCAGGCTCTTACAGGTCTTGATGTTACAATTCCACAGACGATTCTTGATTCCGTGCTTGATGACATCACAAGCACGCATCCGCTTCTTGATGCAATCGGCATTGAAAACACATACGGCTCCGTTAAGGCGATTTTTGCCACAGACACAAAACAGCTCGCCGCTTGGGGCGCACTGAACTCTAAAATTACACAGGAGCTTGCCGGCACAATTCAGGAAAAGGACTTCTCAACTTCAAAGGTAAGCGCCTTTGTTCCTGTCCCGAAGGATATGCTTGACCTCGGAGCTACATACATTGACGCATATGTCCGCAGAATCCTCGCCGATGCACTTGCTTATGCTCTTGAAGATGGCTTTATCAACGGTGACGGCAATGGCAAGCCGATTGGTATGCTTAAAGACCCCGAGGGTGCTGTAAAGGCAGGTGCATATACCGAAAAAACAGCAACAAAGCTCACAAGCCTTGACATTAAGTCGTATATGAATGTTGTTGCCAAGCTTGCGAAGGGCAAGGGCGGTAAAACAAACAACATTACATCGGTTGACCTTATCGTAAATCCTGTTGATTATCTCACAAAGATTATTCCTGCGACTACGGTGCTTGCAACCGACGGTTCATATAAAAACAACCTTTTCCCGTTCCCGACTAATGTTTATCCGTCTGAAATGGTTACGGAAGGCACAGCCGTTATTGGCCAGCTTTCAAAATATAAGGCTTGCCTCTCAACAGGTAAGGAAGGTAAGCTTGATTACTCTGACCAGTACCAGTTTCTTGAAGACAATAGAGTTTACCTTATTAAGGCTTACGCAACAGGCTTTTCACTTCACACAAATGATTTTATTAAGCTTGACATTTCAGCGCTCAATCCTGCTGAAATTAAAGTAACTCTTAATCAGGCAGCAACAGCTTAATTTATCACGGAGGTGTTGAAAAATGGGAATCATGAACGATGTAGTTAATATGCTTGATTTCGACCGCGAACACATTGAAACAGATGAAAGTACAAAGTTGAAAATTGAACTGATTATAGCCAATGGAAAACAGCACCTCCGCGATTATAACCCTCTACTTACTGATGAGGATTTTGAACAGCCGACAAGGGCAAGAAGTTTGTTGTTTGATTATTGCAGATACGCTTACTCGAACGCAGTTGAAATGTTCGACCATAATTTTGAAAGCGAAATTTTGAAATTAAGGCAGGAATACGAGGTGCGAATGTATGATACCGAAGAATAACATTGATTTTTTGACATTCAACGACGGACTTGCAAAAATCTACGAAACCGACGAAAACGACGACATCATCACCGACAGCCTGAAAAAGTATCGTTTTGGCAATGAAAAAATCGGAGTAACTCGGTTTTATGGTGCAAAGCAGAACGATATTGAACTGTCAAAGGTTATACATATTCACAAAGATGAAACATTGAGAACGGATATGGCGGTCATCATTGACGGCACACGGTTCAAGATTGAACAAATTCAGCACGACAAAAGCAAAAATCCCCCTTGCTCGATTTTGAGCTTATCGCAGAGGGGATTATATGAGGGTGGTGCAGATGTTTTTTAAGAATTACGACGAATTTGTCGAACTCATTAAGTCTTGTGGCATTAAATGCGTTGAGGCAGATTACAACAAATCAACTCCTGCCCCATATCTCGTCTATTTCAAAGATGAAGAAACAGGAACTTACGCAGACGGTAAATGTCTTTGGAAAACTGCAAAAATCATCATAGAACTCTACACCGCAAGAGATGACCACGCAAGCGAAACGAAGTTTGAGGAGTGGCTCAACGAAAACGGTTTAGGTTGGAAAAAGCCGAACCGAGCGTGGGACATAACGAATAAACTTTGTGTAAGCTATTACACTTTGGGCGTGACTTTCGATGAGTAGTTACAAAAAAGTCGGTATTGACCGAATCGGCGATACTTTATCAAAAGAACTTGCAACCTATTCGGCTGACATCCAAATGGGCGTGCGGTTGTTGGTTGATGAAAAAGCCGAAGAACTTAAAAACGCAATCAAAAAAGAAGCACCTGTCGGCAGAAGAAAAAAATATCGCAAATCGTTCAGAGTAAAAATCACGAACGAAACATTTAGGTTTTACGAAAAAACAGTTTATGCGGAAAAACCTGAGTATCGGCTTACACATCTTCTTGAAAAAGCTCGTAAAAAGAGAGGTAAAAAAGGCGGAACGATACAGCCGAAGATGCACATTGCTCCGGCTACAGAAAAAATCCATAATGAATTTGAAGCCGGAATTAAAAAGCTCATTAAATCATCGGAAGCTATGGGCGGCGGTGATTTGAGCGGTATAAAAAGAATCTAAAAACATAAGGAGTGTTTATTAATGAACAAAACTATTAGAAAAGTTGGTTATGCCGTACTTACAGAAAGTAGCACGGGTGAAATCACATACGGTAAGCCCGTGTGGTTTAAGTCTGATAAGGCAGGCGGCAGAAGTATCGGTGCTGAACCTATTGGCGATTCAAACACAATCTATGCTGACGGCTTGCCTATTATTGTAGCGAGTGCAAACGGCGGCTACACAATCAGTCTTGAGCTTATTTCAGCAGTCGACGACATCGAAAAAGATTGGTTCGGCAATGATGAAGCAACTGAGGGCGGTATCATCGAAAAGGGTGGTATCAAAGTGATGCCGAGATTTGCCCTCCTCGCTGCAAAGGAAACATACAAAGGTGACAAGCTCTACGAGATTGACACATATTTTGACTGCGTAGCTGCAAGAGCCAGCAGGAACGACAAGACATCTGAAGGTAACTTCGACCCACAGTTCCCGACCTTTACGGTCACAGCAAAGCCACGTCCTGACAATGACTTTGTACGCTATACATCTTATGCCGACACTCTGCCCGAAAGCGTTGTAGTGCCGACTGTAAAGGCTACAAAATCGGCAGTTCCTACAGATCAGGCCTCATCAGACACTACAAAGGCGGCTAAGAGCTAATGAAAGACACAGTTGTTATTAACGATAAAAATGTTGAGGTTGAGGTTACAGCATACACGATGCTCATTTACGAGGACACATTCAAAGGCCACAGCTTTCTGCGTGATGCCGACCGTGTTCTGGTTAAAAATCTTAACGATGTAAAGTTCGGTTCTGCCGTAAAGCTTTTGTGGGCAGCGGCAAAGACGGCAGACGATACAATTCCCAACTTTAAGACTTGGGCGAAAGAAATCAGCATTAAGGACGCTATTTCGGCGACAGACACGATTATCAACCTTATTGTTGACAGCTTAAAAAGCGACAGCCCAAAAGTGACAGCGACAGCGACCTAAACGGATTTAAAACTTTCCTGACGGCGAAAGAGGTCTTATCTTATGCCGTCAGGTGCGGTCTGACTGTCGCTGATCTACAGAAATTTACAATAGGTTTTGTCTTAGATTATGTCGAAACCTATTTCGCATTACGAAACAATAAGAACATCCACGAAAATGAAGAAAAATATCTGAAAATGAAATCTGTGTTGCCTTTCGTTACAGAAAGATTTGAAAACAAGGAAATCTCGGAAGAGCAGTACAGCGAGTTTATGAACAGATACAAGAAGTTGGAGGATAGATATGGCATCTACGATTAAAGGCATCACCGTCAAGATTGCCGGCGATACAATGGATTTGCAGAAATCCCTAAAAGCTGTACAGTCCTCATCTTCGAGTTTGCAGAGAGAACTGACTGCAATTAATAAGCAGTTAAAATTTGATCCTGAAAACACTGTTTTGCTTGCTCAAAAGCAAGAAGTGTTAAAAGAACAAATTGAAAACAGCAAATCTGCCCTCAAAAAGCTACTTGATGTACAAGATCAGGTTGAAGAACAGGCAAAAAACGGCGAAATTTCGACGGAGCAGTACAGAGCTTATCAGCGTGAAGTCGAAAAAGCGAAAAGCAAACTTGAAACTTTCACCAAACAGCTTGCGGAAACCGAGGAAAAAGCAAATGCGATAAACCTCGAATCTGCCCGAAATGAGATGTCAAAAACCGAAACAAGTGTTGACAAGACAGGCGACAGCTTTAAAAACCTTGAAAATAAGTCAAATAAAACTGATTTATCCAAGGTCAAAAAAGAAATGGATGATGTTAAATCCTCGGCTGATAATCTTAAATCTGCCGTCGGTGATGCGGTAAAAGATGTCGTAGCGGCAACAGCGGCAGTCGGCGGAGCTGTTACAGGCGCAATTGTAAGCGCAAACGGGGAGAAAAAGGCTCTCAATTCTTTGCAGGCACAAGCAGGCTTGACCGCCGAGGAGATGACAAAGTACAAAGATGTCCTTGAAGATGTTTACAAAGGAAATTTCGGCGAATCTCAGGAAGAAGTTGCGAATGTTCTCGCTTTGATTAAGCAAACAACTAACGAGACCAATCCAAGTAAGCTTAAAGATATGACCGAAAATCTCTTTACATTGAGAGATACATACGATTACGATTTTGTCGAAACCTTGAGAGCGGTCAACATGCTTATGGAGCAGTTCGGTGTAACAGGCGATGAAGCGTTTAATCTTATTGCGCAGGGCAGTCAAAAAGGCCTTAACAAAAACGGCGACTTGCTCGACACAATTAACGAATACTCTGTACATTACAAGCAACTCGGCTATGATGCAAACGAGTTTTTTAATTCACTTGAAAACGGCTCAAAAGCAGGTACTTTCAGCATCGACAAGCTCGGCGATGCGATGAAAGAATTTGGCATCCGCTCTAAGGATACCGCCTCAAGTACGCAAGAGGGATTTGCTCTTCTCGGCTATGGCGCAAAAGCCTCGGCTGAGGACATTCAAAAAGCCAAGGACGAAGTCGCAAAGCTCGAAAAAAATCTTTACTATGCAAAAGAGGAGCAAAAAGGCTTTAACAATTCGACGAGCGAATTAACAAAGCAAAAGAATGCCGATAAAATTGAACAATATTCAGAGGCGCTAAAAACTGCTAAAGAAAATCTTGCAAATCTCGAATCAGCAGGCAAAGGCGCAAAAGGTAGTATTGAGGATTTGCAGGCAAGATTTGCAAAAGGCGGAGACAGTGCAAAATCAGCAACATCAGAGGTCTTAAAAGCTCTGTTTGAGATGGATGACAAGGTTAAGCAAAATCAGGCAGGTGTAGACCTCTTTGGCACGATGTGGGAAGATTTGGGCATTGACGGCGTAAAAGCTCTGATGAAAGTTAATGGCTCTGCCGACAAGACCAAAAACACCATGCAAAAAATTAAGGACATCAAGTACGACGATGTTGAAGCTGACTGGGAAAGTCTTGGCAGAACGGTACAAACTGATGTTATCAATCCTATCGGAAAATCGCTGTTTCCGGAAGTCAAAAAACTTTGCAATTTTGCAAGTAAACACACCAAAGACATTATCCCTACGCTTAAAATTGTAGGCTCTCTTGTCGGCGGTATTTGGGTAGGCAAAAAAACAACCGCTGTTGTAAGCGGTGTACAAAGCCTTATAGGCGCATATAAAAGCCTCAGAATTGCTACAGATACTGCCAAAATTTCGCAAGAAGGTCTTAACCTTGCGCAGAAATCAAACGCAATCGGCATTGTCGTAGGCTTAGCCGCTACGCTTGTAGGCTCCTTGTGGTCAATTGCAAGCGCAAACGATGAAGCCAAAGAATCACAGGACAAGCTCAACGAAGCACATGAACAGGCTCAGGAAGAAATCAAAGAGCTGAAAGATGCCAATGATGAATATGTTCAGAGCAAAAAAGATGCGGCGTCAGAGGTTGAAAGTGAATTTCAATATTACGACGATTTGTGGATCGAATTGCAAGGCATTGTTGACAAGAACGGCGAAGTTAAAAAAGGCTATGAAGACAGAGCAAAATTTATCACAAATGAATTAAGTGAAGCTATCGGCAAAGAAATAGAATGGAACGGTAATGTTATTACATCTTACGATAATGTAGCCGAATCTATGGATAAAGCCCTTGAATCAAAGAAAGCTCTTGCTATGTTATCAGCTACAGAAGATGCTTATCAAACTGCTGTATCGGGTCTTGCAGGAGCGAAAACTGATGCAATAAATGCTTATGCCAAAAAGAAAAAAGCACAAGAAGAGCGCGACAGTGCAGCGGAAGCCGCACAAAAATATAATACAGAAGGACTTGACAGAAACAAAAAAATAATCAAAATTGCGGGGTGGGCATTTGAGAACGGAAAAATCTCGCAAACCGATTATCAAAAATACCTTAAAGACGCACAGAATAAGCAGAATACAGCTAAAAACGAGCGTGCTTTATCATCATTTGGCGCGGCATACGGTGCTGAAAGTCAAAAAACTAAAGATAACCTCAAAGAGAAAGAAAAAACTCTTAAGGAAGTTGAAAGCAAATATAACGAGTATCAAAGAAAACTCGTCAATTATAATACCACGATTCAAAACTTTGAAAACCTCACAGCGGCAACCGCAAAAGGTAACACCGAAGAAATTAAAGCTGCAATGTCGGATGTCGCGAACAGTATTGTTACATACACAACAGGCACTAAAGATGCTCTCGAACAGCAGGTCAATGATTTTAAGACAAATGCCGAGAATTTAAGGACAGCATACAAAGACGGTGTTGAAGGTGTCACAAAAGACCAAGTTGAAGAAGCCGAAGAGTTGCAGGAAAGAGCAGAAATTGAGCTTGCTAAATACACCGATATGTACGGCACGGTTGCCGCAATTGCTACAGGCAAAGCTGATGAAATCACTGCACAACAGCAGAAAATTAAAGAGGGCTTTATTGATGCCGAAACAGGCTCAAGAGAAAGCCTTGAAAATCAGCTTGCAAATTTTACCGCAAACTATGAGTTATTAAAAACTGCAATGGACGAAAATCAACCGGGCGTAACTCAAAAAATGGTTGATAATGCAAAAGAGCTTGTAGATAAGGCAACCGTTGAGCTTAACAAACTCGAACCAAACAGCGAAGAAGCCGGTAAAGGCATCCCTGAGGGCACCAGCAAAGGTACGAAAGACAAAGACGCCAACAAAAAAGTTGATGATTCGTGCAAGTCGCTTGTCAATAGAATCTTTGATAATTTTTCGGGAGTTTATGACAAATTCTACGAAGAAGGCAAAAACTTAGTTCAAGGCTATATGGACGGTGCTGGAAGCCTTACCGATAAATTATTTAAGTCGGCAGGAGGACTTGCAGAATTAAGTCTTAGTGCTATTCAGAAAACACAAGATTCACATTCGCCTGCCCGAAAAAGCCGAAAATTAGGACAAGACTTAGGACGAGGTTACCCACTCGGCATTAAAGACGAAATCGGAGAAGCAGAAAAGGCGGCAAGGTCTATGAGTTCAAGAACCTTGTCAGCACTTGAAGGTGATCCGATTCGAGCAATTAACGGCAAGTTTGCAAATATTCGCACACAAAGTCAAAATGCAGCGGTAAACGGTCAAATGTTGAAAACTGTTACAAATTCACCTACGATTGAAATTCAATTCACAGGCGATGTCAACATCAATAATGACATGGATGTTGATGATTTTAACCGACGTGTGTCAACTGCGATTGTGCAGACACTTGACGGTGAAGCGTCGAAATTGGGAGGTTAAAGATGAGGCATAGTTTTACATACAACGGCACTGATTTACGGACATTAGGCTTTTTTATAGCTACACCTCCCAAATATCAAATCGCAAAACGCAGTTTTGATTTTACTTCTGTTTATGGCAAAAACGGCGGAGTGATTTCTGACAATGGTGTTTTCGATAATGTTGAAATGCAGTTCGAGGTCAACAGTTATCCATACATTGTGCCAAACGAAAGTAACGCTGAGCTTGTAAGAGCGTTTGCTGAGTGGCTTACCGTTTGGGACGGTGAATATAAAATCTTTAGGGATACATATAACACCGGCTATTTTACCAAAGCGATTTGTACAGGAATTGAGCCAATAGAAGAGGTTGCTCCTCTTTGCTTGTCAACGACTATAAATTTTAGTCGAGTGCCGTATTGGTACAGTGATTTAGGTCAGGAGATTATCCGACCCAAATTGACCTCAACACAAAACGCAGAAATCAAAGTCTATAATCCTGAAAATTACAAAGCAGAGCCTTTAATAAAAATCATCAACAAAGGTGCAAAAGTTAACCCGTTGACGCTGACGGTTAATGATAGTCAAACTTTAACGGTTAAAACATCATCGGAGAAGGATTATATTGAACTTGATTCCGAACAGCAGTCCGCTTCTTTCAACAACGGCATGAGTTTAGCAAACAATTGCATAATCTGCACAGAGTTTCCAAAGCTTTTGCCCGGTTGGAATAAAATAAAACTCTCAGGAAAAAGCGCAAATGCGTTTACTGACATTGAAATTAAACCGAATTGGAGAAGATTGTAATGTACCCTATTTTGTATAACATCGCTGACTATTACAAAAATCCAACACCATTGTTTGAATCTAACGGTTTCGGCTTTTTGACCGAATGTACCGAGTTCTTGGTGACAATGGAGCAAAATGGCATATACAGCTTTAGCGCGAAAATAAAAAGCACAGATAAGCTTGCGCCCAAAATTAAAATAACCTCATATATTAAAGCGAAAGTGAATAATGTATCTGAGCCACAGTATTTTTATGTCACAAAAATAGAGGTCGATAAAAACGGTGATTTGACCGTGTCGGGCGAACATGTGTCAAGAATGTTTTTTCAAAATGGCACAATTCCTCGTGCGACAGACGGTTCGATGTATGGCACACCGAAAGAATTAATTGACCACTTCATGCGAGATTACAGCCAGGTAGGGAAACCTCTGTATATGTGGTTTACGGAGGCCCCATATAAGTGGTTTAGTTTCAGTTCATCAATCACAGCAAAGAAAAGAATTTACTTGGGCTATTCACAGGCGGTAAAGTTTGAGGATATCTTCAAAGACGATGACGAAGGGTTGATAAATCAGTTTGACGGTGTTCTGTATTTTAACAATTTTGATATTCATTTTGAAAAAATCAGTACAGCAGGTGTGAAAAGTGGCTATCGAATTGCTTTTGGCACTAATGTGTCAGATTATAAGCAGACTGCTGAAATCGGCAATTACTATACACATGTTATGCCTTACGCACGATGCAACACCACGGACAATAAAGAAGTCGTCGTGTCAAGTCCTGAACCGTATGAAACAGGTTTAAAACGGAGTATTAAAAACACATATTTATACGACTGCACAAGTAAAATCAAGAAATACACTTTAAACACAAGCACCGGCGAAAACTACGAAGAAGTCAGAGATGCTTTGCGTAACGCAGTTGCTGATTATAACTATTCGACGGAACAAACATCGGAAACCCTGAGTATAAGGGTAACTCTTGAAAACGAGCTCACTAAAATGCACGCAATCAAACTTTATGATGAAGTAACGGTTGTAATGCCGGACGGCACGAATTTGAACCGAAGAATTTCAAAAACGGTTTACGATAGCGTGCCTCAAAAATACAAAGAAATTACAATCGGTGACTTAAGTATGTCAATGTCTGATTTATTAAAAATCCAAAGGAGGTTTAAAAGATAATGGCTATTAGTTTAGCACATAAATCAATTACAATTGATGTAAATGACCGCAACGCACCGAATGTTGTTGGTATTGTCAATGTCAACGATAAAGCAACACGCTATCTCGATGTAACTTTAACGGCAAACGGTGAAAAATTGACCTTTGCAGATTGCACAGTAACGGCAACCTTTGCGACGGACGGATATTTAATTTCAGATTCAGTCGCTTGCACCCTGAACAGCACGGCAGATGTTATTACTGTTCCGCTCGAAGATTTCAAGTCTATGTCGGGCTTTTTAGCGATTGAAATTAAGATTGCAAACGGTGAAACGCAGGTTTTGAATACACCGCTTGCTTTAAAAGTTAAAGTAACTCCAAGTCTTCTTGACAAGAGCATGATCAGTAAAGACAGCGTTGGCACAGCCGCTGAAATCTGTAGAGAGGTTGCCACGGCAAGAGGCAAATCCTCAAGCCTCAACGCAAGGCTTAACGGGATTGATTCGTCTGTGTCTAATAAAGCTGACCAAAGCACGGTCAGTCAGTTATCAGCACAAATGCAGACGGCAGAGAAAGCGCTTACAGGCAAGGCAAACGCAACGGATGTAGCCAATGCACTTAAATCTAAAGAAGACAATTTAAACAAAGTGAGCTCCAAAACTGACATTACTGATAGCAGCACTAATTATCCGAGCATTAAATATCTTAACGATTATTATTACGACGCGAACGAAAGCTACTCATCAGAAGAAACGGACAAGCTTCTCGGAAATAAGGCAGATGTCAATTCCGTGTATTCAAAGGTTGAAGCCGATGATTCGCTCGGCGAAAAAGCCGATAAGGTAGATGTTGACGATGTCAAGGCATACATCGGATACACAGACGGCGATATTCTCGGCTTGCAGGTTGATTTTGAGAACAAAACATTCAAACGGCTCGCAGGTGCAGTTGGACTGTCGGCAAACTCAGATTTTGATAAATTTACAATGTACGGCGGCAGAAGAAGATGTAACGTGTTGGATGACGGAACAATCACGGCATACTACGGTGACGAAGGCTATACGGAAGACGGCAGTAATGGGCAGGTAATGGTTTATCAGCCAGCGTTTTATTATAAGGTTGTGCCACTCAAATTAGAAAAAAACACCGATTCAGGTATCGGCTATCATTTGCGAAAAGCAAACTACTATGTGAGTTCCAAACCCAAAACAGGCTTTAAGCTGCATCCAGCATTCTACGACGAAAACGGCAATGCGATTAATTACATCCTTTTTTCGGCTGATGAGGGCAGTATGTATGATGTCTCAGCTAAAGCTTATGTCAACGATAATGTTGATGAGTCTATCACTTATGAGGACGGTGACCTGCTCTGTTCAGTTGCAGGGAAAAAACCTATCAGCGGATTAAGGCAGGGGCTTGGAACTAGGTCAGTTTTTGAATCAATGGCACAGAACAGAGGTGCAGGCTGGCACCTCGAAACAATCGAAGCAACTTCTGCAAACCAGCTTCTTATGATGATTGAACTTGGTGCAATGCACACGCAGGAAGGCATCGGTCAGGGTGTTGTTAGCATCGCCGATAATGCATCATACAACTGTTCCAGTCTGACAGGCTCAACCGCTGACCTTGGTAATGGCACAGGTCAGGCAACCAAAACCACAAATGAAATTGGAGGAACTCAAACAGCTTATACAAAAAGCGGAAAAGTTTCCGTTTCCTATCGTGGCGTCGAAAATCCTTGGGGTAACATTCGAAAGCACATTCAGGGCATCAATATTTGGGGTGACGGTTCTATGAGTGGTGGTCAACCCTATGTCGCGAACGACTTCGCATTCAATGATTCGACACATTCCGATAATTATGAACCTGTCGGTTTTACCCTTGCAAATGCAAGTGGTTATATCAAAGGTATGGGTTATGGCGGTGAGAATTATGATTGGTTACTGATGCCGTCAGAAATTGGTGGTACATCTGCACTTCCTGTTGGCGATTTCCTCTATGCTACACCAAATTTGAACGGTTATCGTGTTGCTATATTTGGTGATTCTTGGGCTACTGGTGGTTATGCGGGCGGCTTCTGTTGGCATTGTACTTACGGTGCCAGCGGTCGCTTTCGAAGTTTCGGCGGTCGCTTGCTGTATGTTCCGACCGCTAAGTCTGGCAACACACCGACTAAGTATTATTCCGCATCAGAGGTCGATTCACTTCTTTCAACTAAGTACGATTCGTCAAATATCGAACTTGGTACAGCTACTCTTACTCCGTACTCTACTCAGATTGATAAAATAAAATCTGCAGCTTGCCTTTATGAAAAAATTGGCGATATCGTTATTGTAAATGTCACCGTCATTATGAACGCAACATCTTTAGGCGGAACATCTACAATAGCTTTGCTCAATATGCCTTTCTCAAACAAATCGGATGTGATTGTTCACGATATCGGCATAAGCAAAAACGGCGGAATGTTCAGAGGAAGTGTAAATAAATCGGCTTGGTTGCAGTTTACTCCGCTCAATAAACAGGCTTATAATTTCGTCGCTGATGAGCAGGTAAACTTTTCTTTGATTTACAAAATATAAAAATAACGGAGGTATGAAAAATGGAATTAAAAGAAAAAATCACGCTCGATATGCTCACGAAGGACAGCGTGTCGGTACTCAGACAGCAGTTTTTGACCTTTAACGGTGAAGAAATGCAGGTCGGCGGAAACATCCGCAATGCATATATGAACGATGAATCAGGCAGAGAACAGTTGAGAAAGGTTCTCTCTGATGAATACTACAACGCCGTTATGGCGGTATGGGGCGATAATCCTACTGTAGATGAGCCTGCCGAAAGTGAGGTGTAAGCGATGAAGATTGATATTGTACAGCTTGCCGAAATCATATCTGCGTTAGCTTTAATTGGCGGTGTTGTATTTGGTGTTTTTAAATTTATCGAAAACAACAAAAAGCAGAACGCTGAAATCAAAAAAATCAAAGGCGAGCAGACCTTGACAATGTATGCACTCCGTGCGTGTCTTGATGGTCTGAAACAGCAGGGTTGTAATGGCAGAGTTACCGAGGCTATCAATAAGATTGATAAGTACCTCAACCAGTCGGCACATTCGGCGGAAGATTTAAATTGAAAGGATGATAATAATGAAAATGACAAACAAAATCTATGATGTACTTAAATACATTGCTCTTATCGTACTGCCTGCAATCGGTACACTTTACTTTGCCGTAGCAGGCATTTGGGGCTTGCCATACGGCGAACAGATTGTAGGCACTATCACAGCCGTTGACACCTTCTTAGGCGCTCTGCTCGGCTTGTCAGCTTATAAATATAACAAAACAGACGAAAGCGAGAAATAATTATGACAAATGCAAATTTTATTAAACTTGCAGTATCAGAGGTAAACAAGTATGTGTTAAATCACTTAGATAAGTCAGATGATACACCTGATTTTGACACTTTTGTAGTGTGGTCGTGTAAAACTTTGCAAAACCATAAATGCCTTATCAGCACAACATTACACGACGGGATGTATTACGAATGCACCTACAACGGCGATAAAAACGAAATGTATCTTGACGCATACAAAAAGTTTGAAAACAAAAAAATTATTTGCGAAAGTGAGGAATAATTATGAGTAATTCAAAACTTGTTAATTACACAAAATTAAGCCCAAACCACAGTGGTAAACGCACACACAGTATTGACCGCATTACTCCGCACTGTGTTGTAGGTCAGTGCAGTGTCGAAACCCTCGGCAACATCTTTATGAATACAGCCTGTGAGGCAAGCTGTAACTACGGAATCGGCTATGACGGCAGAGTGTTGCTTTGTGTAGATGAGGGCAATCGCTCTTGGTGTTCATCAAGCAATGCCAATGACCAGAGAGCAGTCACAATCGAATGTGCAAGCGACACGGTAGCTCCGTACACAATGAACAGTAAAGTGTACAACAAACTTATTACACTATGCGTTGACATCTGCAAGCGTAATGGCAAGACTAAACTGCTTTGGTTTGGTAATGAAAGCAAGACGCTAAATTATTCACCAAAGTCAAATGAAATGGTCTTGACTGTACATAGGTGGTTTGCAAATAAATCTTGCCCTGGTGACTGGCTCTATAACAGGCTCGGCAATCTTGCAGACGAAGTAACCGCACAACTCGGCGGTAAAACATCAAATAAGGAGAATGAGGAAATGATTAAATACGGCGCACACAATACAGCAACACTTGCGTTTAAGAAGCAGTTGATTACTTTATACAATATGAGAATCATCAAGACGAAAGTCGATAACTCGAATGGTTTCGGTGACGGCACTCTTAAAGCTGTTAAAGAGGCACAGAGAGCAGGTAAGGTTACAGTTGATGGTATTGTCGGCGAAAAGACAATCAACGCTATCTATCATCTCATCAATGACGGCATCAGAGCCAAGGACAACAAAATTGCCAATGCTAAAAAGGCACTTGGCTAATCTAAAATTCAAACACACATAATTGCAAAAAAATCCCCCCTCATCCGCCGTAAAAAGTGGATGAGGGGAGTTTGTTGTTATTTATTATTTTCTGTTGCAATCCTTTTAAAAAAATTTTTTAAAAAAGCAAATATTTTTTTTAATTTCAACAGTTACTACAGATTTACTACAGACAACATTCTGAAAGTCCGAAAATGCCGATAAACACTGACTTTTTCGAAATAAACCGCATGACTGTTAATCATGATGTCACTGGTTCGAGCCCAGTTGGGGGAGCCACAACAGAGTAGTCTTTTGACTGCTCTGTTTTCTTTTTTGGTTCAATGTCAATAGTTGGGGCAACCCGAAAAAATAGAATATATGATAATTACAAGCGACAGGAATTAAGCTGTCGCTTATTTTTTAATCATATTAAGGTGTAAAAACATTAGTTGACAAAATTAACTTTATGCGTTACTATGAAAATGTAGAAACTGCACAAAGCACAAAAATACAGTTTATAGATAAAGGAGGTAATTAATTATGAAAAAAGCATTTTTATTGTTCCTTATGTTAATAATAGCTTGTTTTATTATCATCGGCTGTAAAGACTCTTCAAATAACACCGATAATTCGAGTAATGCAAATGTTGGAGTGCTAAGAGATTTATCTGTGAATTTGGAAAAGAACTATAGCGTTCCCGATTCTGACAGCAATGTAATTGAACTTGCTTCAACACCTGATGAACTTTATCAAAATGACCTTAAGAAATTAATATCAATATCGGATGATGTGATCCGTGTAACAGTTCAAAATGTAGCTTATACAAGCTATGAAGGCGTTGCTTGGACAAAATTAGATGTCCTGATAACTGATACATTAAAAGGAGATTTAAAAGTCGGAGATGTAATATCAGTATTTAATTTGGGTGGATATATTCCGCTTAGTGAACATATTGAAGGACATAATGATGCGTTTCGATTTAAAAATTTAAGTGCAGAGGAAATTAAAACGACTTTTCTTAAAGAAACAATTGACGGTGAAAAAACGGTTCAAAAGTCGGATGATTTGATACTGTGTTTAGTTCAAACTCCTAAGAATAGTCCGTTGCCGAACGGTGCATATGAAAGAGTTTCTTATACAGGTCAGTTATATGCTGATGGCGACAATAAATTTGTTCAGTTGATTACTGATAGTTCCGAAACAACAGAGAAAACATATTCCTATGACGATATCAAGAAAATGACTGAATAGGAAAAGTTATAAAATAAATAGCGATAATCATAGCGTGTAATGGTAGCACTGCAATAATATTAGGCTTAATTTCAATAGTTCTGACAACACGAAAAATAGAATATATGATAATCACAAGCGACAGGAATTAAGCTGTCGCTTGTTTGGCTGTTAAAATACAAACCATACTATTTAATTTTGCATTGAATTTAATTGAGAGGTGCTATATAATTAATATCAGAGTAATAAAACATTAAAATTGTGAATTTAAAGGGTGATTATTTTGCCGTTGCAGATTGTTCGGAATGATATAACTAAGATGAAATGTGACGCAATTGTTAATGCGGCGAACAGTTCGTTGCTTGGCGGAGGCGGTGTTGATGGTGCGATTCACCGTGCGGCGGGGAATGAATTGCTTAATGAATGCAGAAAACTTGGCGGTTGCAGAACGGGTGAGGCGAAAATTACGGGTGCGTACAAACTGCCCTGCAAGTATGTTATTCACACGGTCGGTCCTGTATGGCAAGGCGGAAATTATCATGAGGAAGAACTGCTTTCGTCATGTTATCGTAACTCGTTGCAGCTTGCAAAGGCTTATGAATGCGAATCGGTTGCCTTTCCTTTGATTTCATCGGGGGTTTACGGCTATCCGAAAGAACAGGCATTACAGGTGGCAATCAACGAAATCTGTAAATTTCTTGCAGACAACGATATGCTCGTTTATATTGTTGTGTTTGACAAAGACGGATTCCGTGTCAGCAAAAAGCTTGTTCGTGATATTGCCGAATACATTGACGAACACTATGTTGAAACGCACTATTCCGAAAACCGCAGTCGTGGATTATCCCGTCTTTTAAGACAGCCGGAGACTTATCCAATGCAAACCGCAGCTTTGAATTTAGCTGATGTTGTAAATCAGCTTGATGAAAGCTTTTCTCAGATGCTTTTGCGTAAAATTGACGAAAAAGGTCTTACGGATTCTCAGTGTTATAAAAAGGCGAATGTTGACCGCAAGCTGTTTTCTAAAATAAGAAACAATGTCAACTATAAACCTAAGAAAAATACCGCAATTGCCTTTGCCGTTGCACTTGAACTGTCGCTTGATGAAACTAAAGAAATGCTCCAAAAGGCCGGCTATGCACTTTCGCACTCGAATAAATTTGATGTTATCATTGAATATTTTATTCAAAAGGGCGAGTATGATATTTTTACTGTAAACGAGGCTTTATTTGAATTTGACCAAGTTTTGTTGGGGCAGTAA